AGATCGGCTTCAACTTCGCCGACAAGGGAGTCCAGGTGTTTCACTTTTAGAGAAACCCCCAGAAACTTGGCCGTCTTTTGAAGATCGCAACGCTTGTTGGAGGGACAATACCGGCAGACTTCGCCCGACAACTGGAACGCGAACTAGCTGAAGCCAAGGCAGAGATCGAGCGTATGCGTAAGGTGGTGGATGCTGCTATTGCATGGCGACATTTGGGCCAAATCCGTGACATTCCCGGTGGCGAAGACAACCTAACCGCATTAGCCTATCTAGATAATCAAGTGCGCGAATACGAGGAAAGCAAATGACCAAGCGAACGAAAACGACACGACAGTCGTCGCGCGGGTTCCCGCGTGACGTGGTGCGCCCGGTGGGCATGGTGACGCAGGTGAGTAGCCATGCACCGCGCCTCGAGAGCACGATCAACCCATGTCTGCTCGAGGCCATGCGTGCACGGCTCGAGGGCGAGAAGCGGGGAGAGCGCAACGGCTTCCGGTTGGGCTTGTACGTGGGGTGGGTATCGATGTCCGCGGCCGTGTGGGTGCTGATGATCGTGGGGGTGCTATGAGACACCGCAACAATGTACGGCGCCCCGCGAAGGTGGCCGACAAGCCCGACGCGTTTCACAGAGGCGCCTGGACGACGTTTAGCGCGTCGAAGTGGGTGAAGAAATACGTGCAGGGCAAGGGCTGGGTATGGGTGTCGCGTCCCGTGACGCTCGAGGATCGACGCGCAAGAGCCGAGCTTGCGCGCCAGTTATCGTTTGGATCGGCAGGAGGTGCGTGAGCCATGACACACTACACAGTGTTCGTGCGGAAGATGACGACCGGGGAGTGCATGGCCGTCATCGTATGGGGCGTGGCATTGACCGTGGTTGTCGGGTTCTTGCTGCGGGAGGCGTGGGAGGCGTGGAAGACATGGCGTGTAGAACGCGACATGAGCGAGTGGGCGAGGTTGTTGGAGCGTCACGGCAAGCCGTTGAGCGCGAGAGACAAACGCAGTTTTATCGATGAGGGGATTGGGCATGATTAACACACCTGACGACGTGGTTAAGCTGGCCTTCGCAGCTATACTGGCTAGCGTGGCGCTGCTGATTCTTGTGTATGGCGTGGTGCATGTTTACTTCATGGTTCGCGAGTACCTGCGTGATGCACGCGCCGTGAGAAGGTGACAGGACATGACTGAACAGGAGCAAGTTTCGGTGATGATTCGCACGCCGGATGAGTTGCACATGGTTTACAAGATCGGCGACGAGACGCACGTGCTGAGGCAGGAGGCTGAGAGCCTGACAACCTCGCCCATCGTGATCACGGTCTCGCGGGAGATCGCGCAGAAGCTGATCGAGGTGGGCATAGGGCTTCGCATCTTGTCTTCGGAAGAGGCGCTCGACAACAGGCGTGCTACGGAGGTGCACGCGGAACAGCAGCGCGTGGGGCTTGGTTACGGCAGCAAGCTCTCATAATAAACGCGTCTGCTGCACGTCACGAGGCCTCGGGCATGTATATTATGTGCCCGGGGCCTTGTCGTCTGTATATATACGAAATGCAGTAGATTAAATTAAGTTTCGCTTCTTAATTTAATCTAATCAATCTGCCATATATATAGGCGTCGGGAAACGCACGTTATATATGGGCCTCGTCGCGTCGACTTGCGCCCACCCCGCCTGCATCGCCTATAATTCGCGTCACGCAAACGGCCGCTACTATTGCGGCGAGATAGGGAGGACGTGACGCATGGCCCGGTTCCAACCAGGACAGCCCAAACCCGCCAACAGCGGCCGCAAGGCGGGCACGACCAACAAATCGATCACCAAGGCCCGCGAGGCGTTCGCGCTGGCGTTTGAGCAGATCGGTGGCGTCGAGGAGCTGGCCCGTTGGGCGCGTGCGAACCGTAGCGACTTCTACAAGCTGTATGCACGCACGTTGCCGCTCGAGCTCACAGGCGAAGGCGGCGGTCCGATCAAGACGACATTCGCCGAAGCAGTCAAAGCCGCGGGGATTCCCGCGCCACTCACGCACGACGAACAGCAGCGCGTTAGCGAGACGCAGCATTGAAAGCCTCCACCGCCTCGTCGGCGATATTCGAGGCGGTGCGCATCGCTAATAGCGATCCCATCTGGTTCCGCAAGCATGTGCTGCGCCTGACCAATGATCCATGGCAGGACGAGATCCTGCAAGCGTTCGCGGACATCTTCAGGCTTCAGCGCAACGAGCCCACCGTGGTCAATCACGAAGGGCTGCGTCGCTTCAGTGTGCGGTCAGGTCACGGCCCCGGTAAGACGACATGCGTGGCGCAGATCATGCACTACTGCGGTTTCATTCGTCGGGCGCAAATAATTTGCACTGCCACGAAGTTCAAGCAAGTTACCTCACGCTTGTGGCCCACGTTTCGCGTCATCCTTCAGGGCGCCATCGATGAGTACCAGGAACTCATCAGCACGCGTCAGCACAAAATCATTTGGGCCAATGATCAGAACTGGTACGCCACGCCCGAGACGGCGACGCAGCCTGAGAACCTGCAGGGCTATCACCCGTTGTCGCCGTCCGACTTCCTGCTGTTCAACATCGACGAGGCGTCCGGCGTGAAGCAGGAGCTGTTCCCCGTGATCATGGGCACGCTGTCCAAGCCCAACGCTGCGCTGTTCATGATCGGCAATCCGACGCAGAATCAGGGCGAGTTCTACGAATCTCATAACAAGCCTGCTGTCAAAAAGTTTTGCTACGCTCGTCACATCTTGCCCGAAGAGTCGTCGCACATGGACAAGAAGTGGTACGAGGAAGGGCGCGAACGGTACGGTGAGAACTCACCGATCTTCAAGGTGCGCTACCGTGGCGAGTTCGCTGAGAACGCTGAGAACCAGCTCATTCCCATCGGCTGGATCATGCGTGCGCTGGAACGCGACGAGGTGAACGATGGCTCTTTTCCGCGCCTGCGCATCATGGTCGACGTGGCAGATGGCGGCGTGGACGAGACTGTCGTCATGGCCGCACGCCGTTGGGACTCGAATTCTCATGTGCTAAGCGAGCGTCGCTATTCATTCCCACCGGCTGAGTCTCCTGTCATGGCAGCGGAGAAAGCAGTCGAGATGTTCAAGGCGTTCAAGGGTGACAAGGACCGGGACGATTTTGTGGTCGACTCGTTGGGCGTTGGCTCTGGCACGGCTGGCATCCTGTTGAAGGATGGCTACCGTGTCGTGCTTTACAAGGGCGGCGAGTCATCGAGCAATCCCAACAAGTGGCGCAACAAGCGCGTCCAAAGTTACTTGTGCCTGCGCGATGCGCTCCGAGACGGGCACGTTTCTTTCGCTGAAGATTTCGTTGAGCGCGAGCAAGACAAGGACGATCTCATCGCCCAGCTCTGTTGGATCAAGGTGAAGCCAGGGGCTGAGCGCGTCGAGGATCTCGAAACAAAACAGGAGCTCATTCAGGCATCGGGCAAGTCGCCCGATCTCGCTGATACACTCGCGATGCTGTACGCAACGGAGCAGCCCAAGCTCCTTGGCGCGAGCATTGAGCATAGCGTAGCTGCCGTCGGGACTCTCGAAAGTGCCCAAGCCGACTGGTAAGGATATCGAACGCGCTATGGACGAAACCATCGACCATTACTTGAAGCTCAATGGCCGCAAGCCTGACCACTTCAACCTGCCCCACAACCTCTGGCTCCATTACTGTGCGGCGAAGGGAATGCTGGTGATGCAGTACCGTGGCGTTCGCTTCGTGCCTAACTGGGAAGGAATATCCAAACATGTTTGAGCGAATCCGGAAGCTGTTCGCCGACACGCCAGTCACTGCGCCTGGAACAACGGGCAAGGTGCCGGCGGGCGATGTGGCGTGGAGTGAGTCGTTGCTGTATGCAGCGAAGGGTTTTGAGAAATACAACCCGGACGAGCTCATGGCTCGCAAGGGGTTCCGCGTATACCGCAAGATGCTTCAGGACGAACAAGTGAAGGCCGTCGTTCGTTTCAAGCGAGACGCGGTGGCATCACGTCAGTGGTTCTTCAAGACCGACGAGTCGTTGCTCCCGGATCTTCCTCCGGCAGCTCAGACGCCATCGAGCACGCCTCCCGATGCTCCCGACGCCGCTAAGCAGCCCCCGGGAACTCCCCCGGCAGCTAAAGCGCCACCGAGCTCTACCCCCGCAACTCCCCCCGGAGCTACGGGAGCTAAAGCAATGTCACGATTCGCGGCGGCCAATGTCGCACCATTTCCACCGAAGGCTAAAGCTCCGCTCCCGGCAGCTGGGCCCGGAGCTGAAGCGACGCCAAAGCAACCGACGGAAACTCCCCCCGGAGCTAAGCCCGACGCAAGCTCTGACCCGAATGCTTTGCCCGATGCTAAAGCAGCCCCTGTCGATCCCGCAGTAGCTGAAGCACAGGCTCAGATCGATGAGATGGAAATGCGCGAGCGCGTGCTGGAAGAAGCTTTTCGCCGTATGCGTGGGTCCTTCACTGACGGGCTCCACGCAATACTCTCGTCCATGCACCAGGGCTTCAGCATGACGGAGAAGATATACGAGCCCTTCGAGTTCGAGGACATGACATGGGTGGGGCTAAAGGCGTTGAAGCCACGTCCGTTTGAGTCATTCTATTTCGACGTCGATGAGTTCAGTAACATCCGCAAGACTGTTCAGAAGTGGGAGGGACAGGAGCAGGATATCGAGATTGAGAGGTTCGTTCACTATGTGCAGAATCCTGACGTTGATCCGCACTACGGTGAGAGTGAGCTGCGCGCTGCCTATCGCTCCTGGTGGTCGAAGGACGCGATCATTCGCATGTGGAACATCTTCATCGAGCGTCACGCGAGTGGCTTCGTGTGGGCGACGCCGGATGCAAAGGATGGCCCGACGCTCAAGCGAGGAGACCCTGAGTTCACGGCTCTGCAGAACGCGCTGAACTCGTTGTCGGCCGCCTCCTCGATCATTCTGCCCAAGGGCGTCACGCTGAACTACGAAACGCCCGCCACCACCGATGCGTTCGAGAAGGCAGTGGCGGCGCACGACAAAGCCATCGCCAAGGCGCTGCTCGTCCCTAACCTCCTCGGTATCAGTGAGCAAGGCAACACCGGCAGCTACTCCCAATCGCAGACGCAGCTCGAGGCATTCCTTTGGACGCTCGAGGCGGATGCACGTCGCCTGGAGGAAGCGATCAACGAGCAGATCGTTAAGGACCTGGGCGACAAGAACTGGGGCGATGGGAAGTATCCTCGCTTCACGTTCAAGCCGATCAGCGACACGATGAGGATGGCGATCCTCAAGATGTGGAACGAGTTGCTCAAGGCCGGCGCGGTGCAAGGTACCGACACCGATGAGGCCTTCGTGCGCGAAATGTTGGACTTCCCGGAGGCGGGCGAGCCGATCAAAAAGCCAACTGCACCTCCGCTACTACCGGATGGGTCGATGCCTCCGCAACAGCCCCCGGGAAGTCCAACGCCTAACGCCCCCGAGTCAGCCGGCGCGCAGCCCCCGGGCAAGCAGCCGCAGCCGCAGCCGGCCCCCGCGCAACAGCAGCTGACGGATGAGACCATCATCGGCCGCAAGCGCACGCGTGCCACCAGCAAGCTTGCGTTGTCCCGTGCCATCAAGCGCGTCGACTTCAGTGTGATCGACACGAAGAGCACGAAGATTGCGACCGCTGGCATTGAACGCGTGCGGCAAGCAATCCGCGACGGCACGCAGCAGATGATTGATTGGCTGAAGGTTCAGGACCTGCGCAACAACCCGGACCTCGCGGGCGATGCCGCGCTTCAAGGACGTGTGATCGCACGCATTCGTAAGGGCTTTGAGACCGCACTGAAGGATGCGTGGGCGTTGGGCTGGCAGCACGGGGCGGATGAGATCAACAAGGCGGCGCAGCGTCATTTCATCGCCCGCAGCTGGCGCGACGACGTAGCGGACAAGTACATCGAGGGCCAGTCATACAGGCTCGCGGGTGACACAGCGGACAATACGCGCAAGATGGCGCAGAATGTCATCTACAACGGCATCAAAGGCGACTGGTCCATCGACGAAATAGTTACGCGCATCGAGGAAGAGATCGGCGCGACGGCTGAGGCTTGGTCGGCCACGGCTGTCCGCACCTCGGTCTTCGATGCGTTGAACGAGGCGCGCTATGCCACGTTCACTGATCCCGCTCTCAATGGATTCGTTGAGGCGCTGGAGTATTCTGCCGTGTTGGATGGGCGCACGACAGATTTCTGTAACTACATGGACGGCCGCACGTACAAAGTCGACTCGCCCGTGTGGGACACGCACACGCCGCCCAATCACTTCAACTGTCGCTCGATCCTTGTTGCCGTCACGCAGCGAGATAGTTGGGAAGAGGATCCTGCGCCGAAGATGGACCCGGAGCCCGGGTTTGGAGGATAGATGAGTAACGTCCGCGCCATTCATCAGATCGAGATAACGTCGCGCTGCAATTTGCGCTGTCGCTACTGCGCGCACCCAAAGATGCCACGAGCGAAACAGGACATGGATCGTGCCACGTTCTGGGCCGCCGTTAACCATGCCTCCGATCTCAACCGTCGCTTCGGCACGAGGGAGCTGAACCTTGCTGGCATCGGCGAGAGCACGATGCACCCAGAGTTCATCGAGTATGTGCACCTGGCGCGTTCAGTGATGGGTTGGGACGTGCGTCTAGTGCTTGCCACCAACGGGGTCTCGTTGACGGAAGAGCAGGCCAAGGAGCTTAAGCGCAGCCGCGTCGATGTGTGGGTCTCGCTGCATCGACCGGAGAAGGCGGGGCCGGCCATCGAGCTGCTCAAGAAGTATGGCGTATTGAACGGCGTCAGCGCGGATCCTTCGATCTCCGCTGTCGATTGGGCCGGGCAGGTTCAGTGGCACGTGAGCGCGCAGCGCAGTCCGTGTCCTTGGATACCACAGCAATGGGCCTTCGTGATGAGCGATGGGCGCGTGGGCACGTGTTGCTTTGATGCGCAAGGCGAGGATGGAGTAATCGGGCACGTGAGCGACCCGATAGAGAAGTGGAACGACGTTAAGCCCTACTCGTTGTGCGAGGCGTGTCATCTGGACCTGCCGAAGCCAGTCGAGGAGGGGGAACTTTATCGCATGAAAAAGGGACCAGTATATGCACACGTTTGATGCTGAGATCTTTGCCGTCGGTAAGTGGAATGGCATGTCGTTCACTGCCGATGATCTGGATAAGATCGTCGACACGTTCAACGATCTCAAGGACATTCACAAGGTGCCATTGAAGTTCGGGCACAACGACGAGCAGAAGGTCACTGATGGCCAGCCCGCTCTCGGGTGGGTTGAAGCAGTGTACCGCAAGGGCACTAAGCTGTTTGGTAAGTTCGTGGACGTGCCGAACGTGGTCAAGGATGCGATCATGAAGAAGCTGTACCGCAAGGTTAGTATTGAGCTTGACTTGGATGTCAAGCACAAGAACACGAATTACCGCCATGTGCTATCTGCCGTGGCATTGCTGGGTGCGGACCTTCCCGCTGTCAACACCCTGGCAGATCTGACTGCGTACATGGGTCGAGGAAAGCCTCTGGCTTCCAGTGGCCGTGGCGTGTTCAGTGCGATCAGCGGGCAAACAAATGAGGACAGCGAAATGGATGAAGAGGCACTGAAAAAGCTGATGCAGAGCACAGTCGATGCCGCACTCGCTCCTATCAAGAAGGAGAACGACGAGCTGCGGAGCGCCAATGCTCAGTTCAGCAAGCAGATCGCGGAACGCGATGAAGCGGACCGTAAGGAGAAGGTTGCGTTCGCCCGTAAGCAGGCGACGGAGCGTCTCGAGGCCGCGGTGAAGCAGGGCTTGATCAAGCCTGCTCAGCGCATTTCTTTTGCGAAGTCACTCAAGCTCGACGATGACGCGGCCGTTCTCAAGGTCACGCAGGAAGACATCGACGGCTTGGTCGGAAGCGAGGTGAGAATGGATTTCACTGAGAAGGGCAAAGGCGGAGGCAC